CTTGGCTACTTCTTTGGCTCGTCTTGTATTTTCCATGTCAATGTTGGCTTCGGTTGCCCAACAGTCTGTTCTGCCACACATTTGAATCTCCCTACGTCCACATTGCTGACATGATATAGCCACACATCTCTCCCAAAAAAACCTATAAAAAAGAATACAGAGGCGCAGCACAGTGCGCTAATCATCGCTGACCTGACTGCGTGGGGGTTTACTTCTTCGATGACATGGGGGTTCATTCTTTCCTCGCTGCGTCGATTGCTTCGTCTAGTTCGCTTGCGCCAAGAAATATTCTGCGTTGCGCTCCGTTCATACCAGTCCATTCGTACACCCCGATAGGCGTGTCGTAGTACTCATCCCGCAGCCACCGATACCGTTCCGCATCCTCCCGCAGCGCAGCGTTCTCTGCTTCAAGCGCGGCAATCTCGGCGTTACAGTCACGCTCAAACTCCTTCACTTCTTCTGCGCTAACCACCATTTGCATGGGGCTTGATAACCACTGGTGCTTATCTGTCCACCGTGTATCGCTCATTTCTCATCCCCTTTGATTGCCATCAGGATTGCTGCCGCGCCTTTCTGATTGCGCTTGATGTCACCAAGTTTTAATCTGCTTGATGTTAAGCACCGCCCGTCGCGGTACAACGTGCCGGTGATTGCATCGACGTAGGTAATTCCGCGTTTGAAAAATACGCGGTTTTTGTCAGACGTATAAAGCTGCCGCCACTCAAGCCACGCTAACTTTGCTGGTTTCTTGGCGCTTGCCATCCAGCACTCGCTCGACGTAGCGCAGTCGCCTTCATCGCTTAAAATAATATCGTCAATCTGTCGCTTTTTAGTGCGGCGGCGCGGATCGGGTTCTCTTGTTTTCATCAAGTATCCACAAATGATTTCGGCGAAGGTATCGGATTGCCAGCACCCACTTGGCTGCCAGCCTCCGGTCTAAGTGCAACTTAACTGCTCTTTGTGTGAGGCTCATTAGAAGGGCAGATCGTCAGGCATCTCGGCAAGCCCTGCCGTTGTGCTAACTTTTTGTTCATCCTTGCGCTTAAATGACAGCGATTGCCAGCGACCCCGCGGGCCTTCTTTTGTCCAGGCTGATACCCAATACTCAACGCCGCCAATGGTTGCAGAGCCTTTTGCACCGGGGTGTTTATCCTCGGTCTTTTTGTCGTTCTTAAAAAGTGAACCGGAAAGTTCGCGTTGTTCGTAAGCCATTTATTTTGCCTCTTTCAGTGAGTTAGAATATTTCTTCATCGCGCTGCGTTCTGAGCTGTCAAACCGCGTCCAGATAGCTATTTTTTCCTCTGCGCCAAGGTTTGCGCTTTCCAGATGCTCAACTGCTTTTTGCACATCTCTGACAACAATGAATGCCCGTACTTCGCCAGCAAGGTCATTTAGGAATGTCTGCTCATCTGCTGCCATAGAGTCCCAAACGCCCGTTGCAGGCGCAATTACGGCTTTGGGTTTAGATGCTGCCTGCCCGTCGTCATCGTCCTGATACAGGCCCACAATCGCTGCCAGCGAGTACCTGCGAAGATAGGTGCAAGCGCTACCGTATCCCTGCGGATCATTTTTAGGCAATGGGCAAGTAGCCGTGTCCTCAATCCACTCACCGGACTCATGCAACAGTCTGGTCGTCATTGCAAGAATGCCGGGATCACTTGTGCCTGCGGTCTGAAGAAACGCAATACCCACAAGATTTAGAGCTGGCTTAATTGCATCAATCACTGATGGCAAATCTGCGTACTTTGACTTGTAGTGCGGATTGGTTGCATCTTTGGCTGCGAATGTTATTGCCTTCTGCGCTTTTAGGATTGCTGGTGCTATCGTTTTGATGCTGTCGCTCGTTTTCATATTCTTGCTCCTCTGTTGTTTGTTGCCAGTTCCAGTTCATTCATCATTCCCCCAGATTAAGATTGTGAAAGTAATCACCGCGCCAATAGCGCAAGCGTAGCTGCTGATTTCTGAGATGCTCATTGGTCGTCTGCCGCCATGAATTCGGAATGCTCATGCACTATGTCCGAATTGCGAAGGTGCGCTGTCAAACGCTCTGCAATTGCTTTGCGCTCTTTAATCCTGCGAAGCTCAAGAACGTCATTGTCATCACATATGCAGGCTTCATACAGTTCAAGCATGACTTGCGGATCGGCGTGTTCTTGCAGCCATTCGTACAAGCTAAATTCTACATGCGCTTGATATTTGCCTATGCGTGGACGGGGCCATTGACCGTAATCAAGAACGGTTTCTACGACTTCTTCCAACGCCATTTCCTCGTAGTCAAGATCGAACTCTTTGTTCCTGACCGAATAGCCCTGCAAAGGCCCACATATCGGGCAGTCTGTAGCACCACACATGCAGCGTTCTGCGACCATGTTGCTCTCCTTATGTTGCCTGCCAGATGCGCTCTGGCTGCGTATTCCTAAACCCCCGCGTTGGCAGGGGCAGAGGAATCAAGCGGCTTGCAGTTCTTGAAATCTTTCCCATTCAAATTCTTTATTTACGCGGTAACCGTTTGCTTTTGCATCTGCTTTTAAGTCTGCGTAGTAGGCTTCAAATTCTTGTTTCATTTCTGCTTTGGTCATTTTATTGCTCCTGGTTGTTTGCTTGCGATGACCAGACTATAGCGCAATCAATCTTGCATTGCAAGGCCTATTGCAAAATATATTCACGCAGGGTATATTGCATCCATCACAACAATAGGAAACGCCATGCTGACAAATGATGCGGTGCAATATTTTGGAGGGCGTAGGCAACTTGCAGAGGCGCTTGGCATCACCCGGCAGGCAGTCGAGCAGTGGGGCAAGGTTGTTGCTAAGGGCGCGGCTTACCAGCTTCAGGTGATTACTGAAGGCAAACTGATGGTTGATCCTAAAAAGTATAGGCAATGAATGAGCTGGCTCTTTTCGCGGGTGCTGGTGGAGGAATTCTCGGCGGCAAACTCCTTGGATGGCGAACCGTTTGCGCTGTTGAGTGGGAACCCTATCCCGCAAGCGTACTGTGCGCCAGACAGAATGACAAAATTCTCGCGCCTTTCCCGATTTGGGATGACGTATGCACCTTTGACGGCAAACCGTGGCGAGGAATTGTTGACGTTGTATCTGGCGGGTTTCCCTGCCAGGACATCAGTTCTGCGGGGGGGGGGGCCGGAATCACCGGCAGCAGGTCAGGACTCTGGAAAGAGATGGCAAGGATTATTGGGGAAGTACGACCCCAGTACGCATTCATTGAAAACAGCCCAATGCTCACTTTACGAGGACTTGATACCGTCCTCTGTGACCTTGCCTCGATGGGGTTTGATGCGAACTGGGGAGTTGTATCAGCGGCAGACGTTGGTGCGCCCCATCTTAGAGAGCGAATTTGGATTGTGGCGAACGCCAATGGCGCAGGACGGGCAGCGCGGAGTATATGCGACAAGGGAAACGATGGATGCAAGCTTAAATCGCGGGGGGCAGTTATCCCTGCCGAATCAGGTCAAACACCCGCACCTTTGGCCCACAGTAACAGCAACAGCGAATCAGTTAGCACCGTCAATGCAGAAACGATATGCAAACCCGATATGGCCCACTCCGACAGCGCACAACGCAAAGGAAACGAATGCGCCAAGCGAGAGCAACCGGCACACGCCAACATTGGCAGCGACGGCTGGTGGGCATCTGAACCCGATGTGGGTAGAGTGGCTAATGGGGTGGACGCTAGGGTGGACAGACTTAAAGCCATTGGAAATGGACAAGTTCCAGCAGTGGCGGCAACAGCATTCCGACTTTTGAGCGATGGTTTATGAATTGCCTTGGCTGCAATCTAATTGAAACCGCGCCGGTCACGCTCCGCACAGGCACAGTTGTTTGTTCATCCTGCGAGGCATGGCGGCATGAGTGCGAGGCTAGGGACACCATGCTGCGTTCCCGTCCTGAAATTGAGCATTATTTCGATCTTGTTGAGCAAAAACGGGGGCCGGATGCCAGGCAAGCGTTACGAAATGAAATGATTGCTTTGCACAAAGCGAAAACCGTATTATGATTACAGGTGATGCGTTGGTTGGCAGACCACGCAAGCTGAACCGGGCCTTCACCCGGTGATGGCGCATCATCTACCTTGAAGGGGGTAAACGTGCATTACTACATCTGGAACATTGGCGACTATTCAAGTCACGCCAGCCATCTCAACGTAATTGAAGATTGCGCCTACCGGCGATTGCTAGACAGATATTACCTTTCCGAGGAGCCTATACCTTTGGAGGTTTCTGTTGCTTGCCGGTTAATTGGGATGCGCGAATATCAAACAGAAGTTGAGATTGTCTTAAAAGAATTCTTTGTTCAAACCGAATCCGGTTGGCAAAACAAACGCGCAGAACATGAAATTGCCCATTTCAAGGGCAAGATCAATCAAGCATCTCGCGCTGGTAAAGCATCCGCTGAACGCAGGAACAACGCCCGTTCAACGCCCGTTCAACGGACGAGCAACCAACCAATAACCAATAACCAAGAACCAATAACCAATAAACAAGATAAGACAAAGAAGCCGTTTTGTATTCCTGATTTCATTACTCAAGACGCTTGGCAGGGATATTTTGAAATGCGAAAGACCGGCAAAGGCGTTTTTACTGAACGCGCTGCTAGCTTGATTATTAAACAGTTGACGCAAATGCATTCTGAAGGGCAGGACGTTGCCAAGGTTTTAGACCAATCCACGGCAAACGGCTGGAAAGGCGTATTCCCCCTAAAAACCCAACAAGGAGCGAAAAATGGAAAATTCAACGTACACTCCGCAGGCAGAGAAACTTTGGCCCGATCACTGGTTGCCGCGGGTATGGTCAGACGCGATCCATGGGAAATTCAGGATGCTGTACATGTCGAAGTTCACCAGCTGCTTCCCGGATCAGCAGACGATTGATGAATGGTCTGAGGTGTGGGCAGAATCGCTATCAGGGCTGGATGCCGAGGAAATCAAGACGGGCATGGATTATTGCCGCGACCATCACCCCTGGCCCCCAACGTGCGGTGAGTTCCGCGCTGCCTGCAAGTCTCGCCCTAAACCTGTGCTGGCGCTCCCGCAGCCGCCTCGAGACTCTGAGCAGGGTAAGCGCAGGATAGGCGAGATCCTCGGGATGCTGAAAAGCAAGCCGGTGGATGGCAAAGCGTACTGGAACAAGGTTCTTGCGACCAAGGGACTGCCGCCGATCAGCTACGAATACGCTCACAAAGCCCTGCACAATTTAAACAATTTCACCGGGGAGCAATTATGAGCCAGATTGATCCATTCAAGATTGACTCTCCGACTTGCATATCGTTTTCCGGTGGCCGAACCAGTGCGTACATGCTCTGGCGGGTGCTGCAATCGAATGGTGGATTGCCGAAGGAGGCGATTGTCTGCTTCGCCAATACCGGGAAAGAGGAAGAAGCAACGCTGCGCTTTGTGCGGGATTGCTCTGTGAATTGGGGCGTGCCGATTGTCTGGATTGAGTTTGAGTACAACGCAGACAAAGACAAGCAATTTCGCATCGTTGACTTTGATTCGGCGGCGCGTAACGGCGAACCCTTCGCAGAGATGATTGACCAAAACGGCAAGCCTTTCCTGCCAAATCCGGTCATGCGTTTATGCACCATTCGACTCAAGATTGAACCGTCCTGGCGGTACATGAAATCCCTTGGCTACACCGATTGGGACAACATGGTGGGCATCAGGGCAGATGAAACGCGACGGGTTGCAAAGATTAGGAACAATCCGAGCGATGGCAAAAAAGGAATCGAAAGAACGATGCCGCTTGCCGATGCTGGAGTGACAAAGGAGATGGTTGGGCAGTTCTGGCGTGAGCAGTCATTCGACCTGGGCCTGCCAAACAACAACGGTGTGACCATGCACGGCAATTGCGATCTGTGCTTTCTCAAAAGTGGTTCGCAAATACTTTCGCTGATTGCCGAAAAGCCGCAGCGGGCTATTTGGTGGGCACAAATGGAAAGCAATGTTGCGTCCAAAGTTGGCGGGACGTTTGCAGACAACGCAAGATTTAGAAAAGACCGCCCAAGCTACGCATCAATGCTCAAGTTCACGCAGGAACAGCGCGTCCTATTTGACCCTGAGGAACCCAGCATTGAATGCTTTTGTGGCGATTAAAAAGGAAAAACCATGAGCCAGCGTGATGAACTGTTGAAAGCCCTGCAAAGGGGCGAGCAATTGACCACCCTTGACGCTCTACAGCGGTATGGGGTGATGGCCCTGAGTCAACGCATGACGGAGCTGCAAAGGGCGGGTTACCCGGTAAAATCTGAAATGATTGATTTGCCCTCTGGTAAGCGGGTTGCTCAGTATTCGTGGGAGGGGCAAGTGGAGTTGTTCGCATGACTCCATTGATCCAAAAGGCAGTCCGTTTTTCCCCTGAACCGGAATCTGCAATGTGGTTTGATGTGGGGCAAATGCCAGCTATGCAAGATGAAAGTATCCCTGCGGATACCGTAATGCATTTACCGTTTGAGCGAACGGGCATTGTGGGATTGGATTCAACAGGCAAGGATTTTTTTTTGTGGCTTATACAAGGCGATGGTCATGTCACAGTAAGCGGCGGTTCTATGTGGCATAAAATCTATTTTGAACCGTATGCCTATGTTCAGCATGAAAAAAGAATAGGTATGTATCGTAAAAACAAAGAAGCAACTTATGATGATTTAATGCCGGTGCATCGAATGGTGGTTGCTACGTTGAAAAAAATAACCAACGCTTCAACAGCTTACAGAGCAACGCCACAAAATACGCACATCAACAAAAAGCGCAAGGCAAAAGGAAAAGCGGCGATTTCCTTTGACTGGGTGACAGTAGAAATTGGCCCAAAACAAGAAAAAGCCATTCCGCAGGGCGGCACTCACGCCAGCCCGAGACTGCACGACCGCCGGGGGCATTGGCGCAAGCACCCTTCTGGAAAGCAGGTCTGGGTTAAATCCTGCAAAGTCGGGGACGCGAGTCTGGGCGTGGTTTTCCACGATTACAAACTGGCAGAGGTGAGAGCATGATTTGCCCTGTTTGTGAGGAACGCAACAATAAAAAGTCCCGTGAGCAGGAAAAACGCTATCACGCAATGCTTGAGGATGTGGCTAAACAATGCCATCATTTAAATGAGAATTTTAACCAGGACGACTGGAAACGCTTGTGCGTTGATATTTTCCGCAAGGATTCAATGAGCGATCCAAGACTAGCGGCGTATTGGCGTAGAAACGGATTTCGGTTAGTTCCATCATTGGATGGCACTGGATTAGTAATGCTAGGAACGCAAACCCGCAATTTTCCTAAATATGTGGCAAGCGCATTTGTCGAATGGCTTTACGCTTTTGGCGCTGAACGCGATGTAATCTGGACTGACCCTACAAAGCCACCGTTAGCCGATTACCACGGAATAGCGGCATGACTAAAAGCCAAAAAGCCTTTCAAGACCGCGTAAGGGCGCTAGGCTGCATCGTTTGCCAAGGTGAGGGGGTAGATAGTCCTTGCGACCTTCATCACCTCCTGAGTGGCGGCAGACGCATTGGCGAGGATTCTGTGATAGGTTTGTGCGTACCACACCACCGCGGCGGGTTAAACACCGAAGAAGTGGTAAGCAGGCACCCTTGGCGGTTGGCGTGGGAAAGCCGTTATGGAACGGAAGCGGAACTGTTGGCAAAAACCAAAGAACTATGCGGAGGAAAGAATGTCTGATGCTAAACCAGCAGAACACTTTGCACACCCACCCTACAAAGCCGAGGATTTAGGCGGGAAAATGGGCTGGTGGGGGGTTATGAATCGAAATGGAGTTAATTGCTTAACCTTTGCAAGCAAGCCTGGTGCTGTTGTAACGGATGAATCCAACGCCGTACAGATAGCGGAAGATTGGAACAAAGCCTATGCGCCGCGCAGCGCGGGTTGATAGTAACCACTCACATATAGTATCAGCCTTCCGCAAGATGGGCTGCAGCGTGTTGTCTTTGGCGGCTTTGGGCAAGGGTGTGCCTGACCTGCTGGTGGCGATTGAAGGTACCACATGGCTGGTGGAAGTGAAGTTTGGCAAGGGCGAAGAAAACGATAAACAAAGGGAATGGGCAGATAATTGGTTGGGGATGAGGGCGGTGGTGCGTGATATACAGGGTGTGGAAAACGTGGTAAAAATGATGCGTTTGTCTGATAAAAACGGTCATGGCTAACTATTTCGCGCCCGAAGAAGATACGGTCAACGCTCTGCCAGCTACGATAAATCCTAACCTGGCGGCACAAGGGCGCAATGCCGTTGCTCGTCAAAGTACCCCCAACTATGACAGTGTGTTGGAGTATCTAGGATTGGGGCAATCACCCGATACCATTCAACAGGCGCTTGAGCATTTAGGGCTATCTGACAAGCCTGCAAGAATGAACCCCAACCTTGCGGCGCAGGGTGCATCAGCGCGTAAGTTTATGGCCCCGCCCACATCCGTAATGGATGAGAAATACCCGGCTTTCAAAAAGTCAAAAGACCAATCTGAGCAATTAGGAATGGCAATTGATGTGCTTTCCTCGCTGATTCCGCTGGCTGGCCCTGCTGTTAAAGGGGCAAGGGCAGTGGGACGCTTTGCGGGGCCGGAATTGGCACAAGGATTAGAGAATTACATGGTGAAAACAGGCGGTATTCTGCCGCTTGATGTTTATCACGGCAGCCCCCATAGATTCCCGCCAACAGCCAATAACCCGCTAGGTGAGTTTGACACGGCAAAGATTGGGACGGGTGAGGGGGCGCAGGCTTATGGGCATGGGTTGTATTTGGCGGAGAATCCGACTGTAGCGGGAGAATACGCAAAGAAACTGTCAGAACCAGTTACGACATTCGGCGGAAAACAAATAAGCGAGATTACAAACCCAGAATCAAAACGATTGGCAGAGTGGATTCAATCGAATGTTGGCGTAATGCAATTTGACGCAAGACATGGGGAGGCAAACAGGTTATTCAATAGGCTTATGCCAGAACAGCAGGCTGCATTGGGAAAACCTTCAGTTTCAGATGCTGGGCAACTCTACAAAGTAGACCTTCCCGACGAGCAGATAGCCAAAATGCTGGATTTTAATAAACCATTAAAAGATCAAAATCCTGAAATACAAAAAGCTCTGCAAGATTTGGTAAAAACAGATGTTTTGGGTCGTCCAACAGGAATATCAGTTGATCCTAATATGAACGGGCAGTGGGCTTATGAGCGTTTGGCTGGAATTAGGGGCGCAAAATATGCCGCAGAAGCAATGCGCGAATCAGGCATCCCCGGCATCCGCTACTTAGACCAAGGCTCACGCGCTGGCGGCGGCACTAGCAATTTCGTCGTATTCGATCCAAAGCACATGAACATCATAGGGCGAGAATGAAGCAAACCAATGTCGGTGATAAGTGGTTTAATACTGGTGCAGCACAGCAGAATTCTAAGTCTTTCATTTAATTGACAAAAACTTTGCAACTTTGACGCTATAAAAGAAAATGAAACCCCACCGCCCCACAGATGATTTTCGCAAGCAGGTAGAGGAAGCCTCGGGACTCGGGCTACCTCAAGACCAGATATGCGCTCTAGTGGGCATAAGCGATGTAACGCTCCGTAAGCATTACGAGTCAGAGCTAGGACTAGGCAAGGCTAGAGCTTCAGCGCAGATAGCCAAGTCGCTGTTCAACAAAGCAATACAAGGTGGCGACACAACAGCAATGATCTGGTGGACAAAGGCCCAGATGAAGTGGTCGGAGACTATGAGGCAGGAACACACCGGCAAGGACGGCGGCGGCATAATCATCAACATCAGCAACCAGGACACCGACCTTGTTTAGCCCGACCGCAGCCCAAAGCAGGGCTACAGGGCTGATGACCGGCGATGCCAAACACATCATGCTGGTAGGCGGTTCAAGGTCAGGCAAGACGTTTGTGGCTCTCAGGGCGCTGATAATCAGGGCGACCCTAGCACCAAAGAGCAGGCACGTTGTCCTGCGGTTCCGGTTCAATCACGTTAAAAGCTCGGTCATTCTGGACACTTTCCCTAAGGTGATGGCGCTCTGCTTCCCGCAGCTCACTTACACCTTAGACAAGACCGACTGGT